GAAAGGCGGGAGCTATATTCGAAGCCGTATTAACATCTAAGTTAACTCAAGAAGTTGAAAGACTGGAAAGCGAATATGCGCAAAACCTTGAAGAAGAAGTATCTGACTTACAATCTTCACTTGTAGAAAAGGTAGATTCATATCTTAACTACGTAGTTGAAAATTGGATGAAAGAGAATGAAGTTGCAATTCATAACGGTTTAAGAACCGAAATTGCTGAAGACTTCATGACTTCACTACAAGGTGTGTTCAAAGAGCACTACATCGAAGTACCGGAAGGTAAAGTGGACTTAGTTGATGAACTCAACGAACAAGTTACTGAACTCGAAGAAACTTTAAATAAAACCACAGAAGATAATATCAAATTACATGAATCTAATCAAGTTTTGGTTAGAGCTGAAGTAATTAGAGAAAAATCTGAAGGGCTTGCTGAAACTGAAGCTGAAAAATTAGCATCTTTAGTTGAAGATATTGAATTTGATAACAAAGAAAACTTTGAAACAAAAGTACAAGTTGTTAAAGAATCATACTTCAAGAAAGAAGTTAGTGAATCAGTAGACGAAGTTGATAGTCTATTAGGTGAAGATAATCAAGAAGTTGATTTATCAGAATCTATGTCTAGATACACACAAGCTATAACAAATTTTACTAAATAAAATATATAAGGGGAAACAGAAATGTTTAATGCAGACGCAAAACTTATGGAAAAATGGGGTCCAGTTTTAGAGCACGACAGTGCACCTGAAATATCCTCATCATACAAGAAAGCTGTTACAGCTAGATTGTTAGAAAACCAGGAAGTTGCTCTAAGAGAAGAAAGAATGCAAGCTCAAGGAAATTATATTTCTGAGGCAGCTGCTGTTAACAAAACAGGTTCAGGTATTGATAACTTTGACCCAGTTTTAATTTCTTTAGTTAGAAGAGCAATGCCTAACTTAATTGCTTATGATATCGCTGGCGTTCAGCCAATGAGTGGTCCTACAGGACTTATCTTTGCAATGAAATCACACTATACTAACCAGTCAGGTACTGAAGCACTATTTAATGAAGCTGATACAGCTTTCTCAGGTGACGGTACAACTCAAGAAGCTGGTCCAACTGGTCTTGAAGGCGTAGACGGTTCTACCGGTGATGCTACAACTTTAGCTGATGACGATACTACTCACACTTTCGGTGCTGGTAAGACTACAGCTGATGCTGAAGCTCTAGGTACTTCAGGCTCACCTGCTTTTGCTGAAATGGCTTTCTCAATCGAGAAAACAACAGTAACTGCTAAGTCAAGAGCTTTAAAAGCTGAGTATACAATGGAATTAGCACAAGATCTTAAAGCAATCCATGGATTGGATGCTGAAGGCGAACTTGCTAACATTCTTTCATCTGAAATTTTAGCTGAAATTAACAGAGAGGTTGTGAGAACAATTCTTGTTAAGGCTAAATTAGGTGCTCTACAATCAAACGTAGTACTGAAAGGTGCTTTTGATGTTGAGACTGATTCAGACGGCAGATGGATGGTAGAGAAGTTCAAAGGTCTTATCATGCAAATCGAGAGAGAAGCAAACGTTATTGCTAAAGAAACAAGAAGAGGTAAAGGTAACTTTATCCTATGTTCTTCAGACGTAGCATCTGCTCTTGCTGCAGCTGGTTTATTAGACTATACTCCTGCTTTAAGTGCTAACTTAAATGTTGATGACACAGGTAATACATTTGCTGGTGTTCTTAACGGAAGAGTAAAAGTATACATCGATCCATACGCAACTGAAGACTTTGTATGTGTTGGTTACAGAGGTGCTAACCCATACGATGCTGGTGTTTTCTATTGCCCATACGTACCTTTAACAATGGTTAAAGCAGTCGGTGAGCAAGATTTCCAACCAAGAATTGGATTTAAAACAAGATACGGTATGGTAGCTAACCCATTTGTAGCAGGTTCAGGCCTAGGTACAGATAGAGGAAACGTATACTTCAGAATTTTCAAAGTAAATGGAATCATGGAGTAAGGATAGTTTTTAACTATTTTTTAAGGGGGTTCTTCGGAACCCTCTTTTTTTATGTATAAATAATAGTATGAGTACATTAACAACAAATAAAAACTTTTTAAGCCCAGTAGGGTTTCAGTTTAAAATCAATAGTGGCAAATACGCAAATATTGAATACTTTTGTATAGCCGCTCAATTACCATCAGTAACTTTACCACCTGTATCTACTCCATATAGAGGAGTGAACTTAGCATCAACAGGTGATAGATTACAATTTGATGATTTAACACTACGTATAAATGTTACTGAAAATATGGAAAACTATATTGAAACATTCAATTGGATGAAGCATATTTTAGAACATGGCGATTCAGAAAGCCAGAGAGAAGACGGTACCTTATTGATTTTGAGTTCTCACAATAATGTAAATAAACAAATTGAGTTTAAAGGATTATTTCCTACAGGAATAACAGGTGTAGAGTTTAATACACAATCCAGTGACTTAGATTTTGTACAAGTAGATATCACATTCGCATATACTTATTTCGAAATTAAATAACTATTTACATTATCATTAAACTATGGTATAATATATAATATGAATAATTTGCAACAAATCTTAGAAATGTGGAAAGAAGATTCTCAGATAGATGAAATGAATCTTGATGAGTCATCTAGACAATCCGCTAAATTACATTCCAAATATTTAGAAATCTATTCAGTTCATAAAATGAAACTGAAAAAAGCTGAAGCTGAATTTAAAGTGCTAATTAAAGACAAATGGCTACATTATAACGGCAAGTTAACACAAGAAGAAATTGATGAAAAAGGATGGGATTATGATCCTTTAAATGGTCTTACTGTATTAAAAGGTGATATGAATTATTATTATGATTCAGATCCTGTCATACAAGAAAAACAAGGGCAGATTGATTACTTAAAAGAAATTTGTGATACACTTAAAGAGATAATGGAAAACATTAAATGGCGACATCAGAATATTAAAAACATGATTGAATGGAGAAAATTCACTAGCGGAATCTAATCATGGAATCCATTACTATTAAAAAGAAGAATGAAGTCTTCATGCATGTTCAATGCGAACCTTCAATAGAAAAAGAATTATCAGAACACTTTTGTTTCTTTGTACCTGGTTATAAGTTTATGCCTGCATATCGTAATCGTATGTGGGACGGTAAAATACGTCTATATGATATGAGAAAGAAAACTCTATACTGTGGGTTACATAAATACTTACAGGAGTTTTGCACAATAAGAAATTATACCTTAAATGAGGAAGAGAGTGAAAAATATAGTACGGTAAATCAATTAGTTACACATGACATAAATTCCTTTTTATCACAAATAGTCCTTTCTGTGAAAGGTAGTGATATAACCCCTAGGGATTACCAATTAGATGCACTCTCGCAGTGTTTATCGCATAATAAATCTTTATTATTATCACCAACAGCTTCTGGTAAGAGTTTAATCATATATTTAGCAGTTAGATATTTTTTAGAACACTATAACCAAAATATATTAATTATTGTACCTACTACATCTTTAGTAGAGCAGATGTATTCTGATTTTGCTGATTATTCAGAAAAGGATAGCTGGGATGTAGCGGAAAACTGTCATAGGATATATTCAGGTAAAGAAAAGTTTGGATTAAAACAAAGAGTATTAATAAGTACATGGCAATCAATATATAAATTACCAGGTCATTGGTTTTTAGATTTTGGTATGGTACTTGGAGATGAAGCCCATAATTTTAAAGCTAAATCTTTGACATCTATAATGGAAAAGTGTACAGAAGCTCAATATAGAATAGGTACAACAGGAACACTTGATGGTTCTCAAACTCATCAGTTAGTATTAGAAGGATTATTTGGTCCAGTGTATCAGGTAACTACAACTAAAGAACTTATTGATAATAATGATTTATCACAATTAAATATTAAAATATGTTTATTAAAATATAGTGATGAGATATGTAAAATAGTATCAGGATTAAAATACCAAGATGAACTTGACTTTATAGTTAAGTACGACGAAAGAAATGAATTTATATGTAATTTAACTAATGAAACATGTAAGAATGGTAATACATTAATATTATTTCAGTATGTAGAAAAACATGGTAAACCATTGCACTCTCTATTACAAAAAAGAATAAATAGTAATAGAAAATTATTTTACGTATCAGGAGAAACAGATGTCGACACGAGAGAACAAATCCGTGAGATTACCGAGACCCAGAAAGATGCCGTTATTGTTGCTTCCATGGGTACTTTTTCTACAGGTATTAATATTAAGCGTTTACACAATATTATATTTGCTTCACCAAGTAAGTCTCAAATTAGGGTTCTCCAAAGCATCGGAAGAGGATTAAGAAAGAGTGGTGATGGTATAAATACTACTGTATACGATATTGCAGATGATTTACACTGGAAATCGAAAAAGAATTATACATTACAACACGCAGCAGAAAGAATAAAAATATACAGTAAAGAAAAATTTAATTACAAGTTATTTGATTATAAGTTATAAATAATAATATGGAAGGTATTCAATCTTTAAACATTAGACATTTTAAACTCGTTAATGGAGATGAGATTGTCGCACTAGTATCAGTGAAAAACGACAACAATTGGATTCTGGAAAGACCACTAGTAGTATCATCTAATATACTAGGGGCATATCAGTTTTCTCCATGGTTTCCATTCTCAGAAGCTAAAGTGTTTAAAATACTAAAGAGTCATGTAATTCAGCATGTTCCTATTTCAGATAAAGCAAAGGAAAGTTATGTTAAGTTGGCGTTATCAGCTCAACAGTCTATTCCTGAGAAACAGCGTTCTGAACAGGAAATACTTGAAGAGTATGAACAACAGTTGATTGAAAAGTATTCGGACGACGGTGTGGACGTGGAACCTGATGTTCCTAAGACTATACATTAAATTGTATATACTCCCCTCCTCCGGATATCTATATTATTATACCATACTTTTTCACATCTGTAAATAGCTAAAGTGAAAATAAACTAAAGAATTTACTATTTACATTTACGCAAAACTGTGGTATAATATAATCTATTATGGAGGAATTATAATGGCTAAGAATAAAGCACATTATGTAAACAATAAAGAATTTTCACAAGCAGTATACGACTATGCATTATTAGTTCAAGAAGCTCGCTCCAATGATACAGAAGTACCTAAAGTAACTGATTATATCGCAAGATGTTTTATCAAAATTGCTGAAGGCCTGTCTCACAGACCGAACTTCGTGAGGTATACTTATCGTGAAGAAATGGTAATGGATGCAGTAGAAAATTGTTTAAGAGCTATCGGTAATTATAAAATCGAAACAGCTACAAGAACAGGTAAACCAAATGCATTCTCTTATTTTACACAAATTTGTTATTTTGCTTTTATCAGAAGAATTACTAAAGAGAAAAGACAACAAGATATCAAGTTTAAGTTTATTGAGAAAATGGGTATTGAGTACTTTACTCAAATGGGTATGGACGAAGCAGGAGCTCAAGAAACTATGGCTTATGTAGATACTTTAAGACAGAGAATTGGTCAAGTAAGAACCAAAGACGAAGCTATTAAAGTATTTGCTAAAGAAGAAAAGAAAAAAGAAAAACTAGAACTATTTATGTAATGAAAAAATTAAGCACTAAACAATTATTAAGAGCAGAGAAAAGACGAAAGAAACTCTTTGCAAAAGAAATTAAACGTAAAGCTAAAAGAGCATATGTAAAACAATATTATCGTGAGATGGCTGTTAAGTACAGGCGAGCGATGAGAAAAGCTAGGTTAGGTTTATGAAAGTAGCAATATTAAATGATACACATTGCGGTGTTAGGAATTCATCTGATATATTTTTAGAATACCAAGGTAGATTTTATACTGAAGTATTTTTTCCATATTGTCAAGAACATGGTATTAAAAATGTATTACACTTAGGTGATTATTATG